AACCGGTGCTACTGGTATTCTTGGAGAATGTATTGGTTCTTCTGGTGCTACTGGTGCTACTGGATTGACCAATGAGGTGATTCATGATTTGCCTATTTGGACTACATCATCATTACCCCAGATAATTGCAGAAAGCCCAGCCAATACACAACTACTAGCTGCAAATGCAGTATCATACGTATTGGATAACAGAGGAACATTACCTCCAATGTTAAATATATCAGCAGATGGTCGGTTAATTGGTACTCCAACCGATGCGTATGCTGCTGCAATACCACCAACCTACAATTTTTCAGTTATTTCTGCCAATGATACTAGACAAGTCAGCGAGCCTAGAACATTTACTATTTCTATAAGAGGCGCTCCTGGAACCTACTGGGATGCACATACCGGATTACCAGCATACCCATCACTTGATTTACATTTTAAACCAATGTCATTGTGTTATGGGGCAGGAATATTCCTACTAGGTGGTGAAACAGGTCAGATAGCAACTAGTGGAGATGGTATAAATTGGACAAGGGGCGGTACACTTAGACCAAATGGATCATATTATGTTCCCTGGGGCGGGACTCCAATGCGATCAGTAGTTTATGCTGCTAATACTGGCGAATTTATAAATTCTGCTGGATATTACAGTGATGATGGTGGAAATACTTGGCGAGGACGTTTTGCCGGTCCCTATTATATTTTTTATATAGAAGCTACTGGTGCATTATTTTCCACCAACTATACTATCCGAGTATCTTTTGATTCTGGTCGTTCATGGAGTCCTTGGCAGAGAATACGGAGTAATAGGCAGATAACTAATGTATTATATGGGCCTGGGTCCGGATACTTGGCACTAGGTGCAAGTAGTGGTGCAACCAGTCCAGATGGTATTACATGGACTATCAATCCAGTATATGTCGGCGCAAACGTAAACAATACTATAGTCCATGCAATATGGAATCCAGATAGAAATGAGTATTTGGGTATTACAACATACTCTACTATTTGGCGAAGTACGGATGGTTTTAATTGGACATTACTAAACAATACTATTCCATTTCCAGGCATGTATCTTAGAGAACCAAAAATTATATGGACTGGAAGTAAATACATATTAACAAATAATGTGAATGTATTTCTTAGCCCGGATGGAATTACATGGACTATACGGCCTTATACTACTTCTCTTAATAGTTATACTGACGTTGTCTGGTCCGGTAGTACGTTACTGATAGTAGGACATCCATATGTTCAAGCTGGGGTATTGACTTGGACGAGCCCAACCTATTAACAACAGTTTTGAACTGTACGAATTTTTTCCAGTACTGAATTAAATCCAAATGTTCTAGCCACTCCTGGGTGCAATGGACGAGGAGCGCATTCTAATGGCAACCAACTATACCCAACATGTTCATTGTTTAAGATAGGAACAAATTCATCTGCTACTGCTACAAAGAAAGTATGATAGACAAATCTTTCATTGCTACTAGTGAATTGTTCAATAGGCACAAATTTTGGGTCTATAATTACTCCACCCAATTCTTCTTTGATTTCTCTAGCTAACCCATCCATTACGCTTTCACCACTATCAATTTTTCCACCAGGTAATCCCCAGGTGTTAGACCAACTACCACCATCACGGAGTAAAAATAAATATCGTCCTGTCTGTTGACTATAAATCAACGCACCAGCACCAATAGTTATGGGACGAAAGTCCATGCTCCTGCTCCATACCGACCTTCTACTGCCTTCGTCCATTGTTGATCTTTCCATTTATATTGAGTCATCGTTCTTAGGTTGGTAACATATTGCACTGTATTTACAGAACTGCTAATAAAACTCACGGTCCAATGAGTCCCATCATATTCAATGATATCATTTGTACTGGCTACTAATTGTGGATATCCAGGTCTATTCCAAAGAACAGGTCCCTCTTCATCACCCGGATAACCAATATCCTGTAATATTAAAAATCTTGTCCCAGCAACTGGATTTAACAATGCAGAATCTATTGAAACAGTTAGTGGATTAATAATAGCAGTTACCGGATCTAATGTATTAGCTGGTAATGTATCAATTAATGGAGTGAATAATAGTAAACTGTCATCGGTTGGATGATAAGCTACGGTGCCAACTACAGTAGTGCCTTCTTGTTCAAGTCTAATTTGACTTGTGCCGTTACGCAATGATTCATAACCATATCTAGCGAGACCTATTTTCCATTTATCAGTTGGTTCTACTGCAGTACCAGAAGGAGAAAAGGTATTTTGATTATTTGATTGTATCAATTGTAATGTGTTTCCAATATAGATAATATTGTAATCCATGATAGTAATTACTTGACGAGAGAGTGGAGAGGAATTACCAGTATCAAATACCTCGTTTGATAGTAAACCATTATCATCCCATACTGAAGAAATAATACGCTGGATAACTCCCATTTTCTTGACTTTGGCCGGAGCATTCAACCATATTGGTAATTCAAAAGTTAATCCAGCGATATCAATTTGATCGTCAGTACCTGATGGCACTGACCTACTGGTAAATGAAGTATCAGTCAATGTAATATAACTTAAACTTGACCAATCAATAAAATTATCACTACTCTGTATTTCCATAGATGGATTAAAAAGAACTGCGATTTGTTCTAGTAGTTGTAATTTTTGCTCGGTGTTACTTGTCCATATATCACATTTAAGAGTAAGTTTATATGGTACTGGCATGAACCGTTCAACCGTAAGAATATCACCTTGACTAGAGGATAGTTCACCAGTAACTGGATCATACGATCTTTCTCTTACATTCGTACTACTTACATGAAATGGCTCTTGGGTTCGTGAGCGATCATATTGGAAGCCAGTAATATATACTGCCATTGCTGGTACACCCAGCAGTGTGCTTTCACTATTATTTCTTAATATTTGACTTGCTTGACGACTAGCGTCACCGTAAAATACTGGCACCTGTAACAAACTAGTATTACCATTTCTATCTGGGCCTATTTGAACTTGGAAGTTACTTAGCACTCGTATAAATTGTTGAAGGAAACGACGAATTTGTCCACTATAAAAATATGAATTTATCATATATCAGCCTTAGGTCTTAGAATGGTATTTAAGTTTTGTTTTTCTGGCTGAACTTCATCATTTCTATCAACAAATATATTAGTATTATTAATAAAACTATTACGCAGAGTTAAATTAGTATCTACTCCGTTAGTAATGTTAGTTCTTTGAGCATCTTCTATCTTTGCCCAGCGGCGCCCATCATATCTAAACAATCTATTCGGACTATAATCTAACCGCAAACAATAATCACCAATCGCAGGATTGGACGGGAAACTGATACCAGACACTACAGGTAATCCATTTGGTGGTATTCCATCAGCAGTTAAATAACCTTTTATTTTTGCATTTGGAGTTTCACCACTGGGGTCAAATGTGTATAATGGTTCTGTGCTATATCCACTTTGTGGTACATCAGCTTCAGCTTGATTCAATACAGCTTCATTTATACCAATATACTTGTTATAACTACTTAATATATCTTTTAATGGAGTTGGGTCAGCATCACTTATTGTTAATGTAGTTAATATATCTTTATACTCTTGACTATCTACCATTGGATTTATTTTGCACCTCCACAAATGCGGCCACCAAGTTGGACTATACCCCTCACTAGCTTTACTAGTATCACCAACAACAAAGAATCGTTTAAGAGCGACAGGTACACTTTGATCTAGTGAATCATAATCAGTTAAATGTATTAATTCCAATACATCACCATTCATTATTCTACGACCCATTGTTTCAATCATATCATTAATATGAAAGGTCATGAATAATGTACCAGTTTGTAAAAATAATCCAAATTGACTTAAATCAAAATCATTATCACTAACTTGATACATTCCTCGCATACTATATACACTAGTATCATATTTACGATCACGATTTTCTAATAGTAATAAGTCTTGAATATTCTGTTCACTTTGATTTAGATATTGCGGCTGAGTAGCATCATTAGTAACACCCTGATTTAATGGACCTAGATACTTATGAACTAGCACTCCGGTACCACCGATAGTAAACATCTCTGAAATTCTACGGTCAAAGAATTTATAATCGTTGGAATGTCTGCCATCTTTCCATAAACTTAAACGGGCCATGCTAGTTCCTTCTTTTTTATATTTATCTAGAAGATGACACCCCTATGTGTTGTATAAGTACAACAGACATGGTTGACATTTCTATCAACCTATGTCATAATAGCACTCTAGACTGATGGAGAAACCAGCGATGGCAAAAGTAGGCGAAATCAAAGTTCCGAAACGCACTGTGCGTCAACATAATCCTCTGTTCCTGGATGAAAAGTATACAGGTACTGAACCCAAATGGGATCATGATCGGGCTACTACATTTGATAGTGAAACATTTGATCACTTTCTACGGAAAAGTCTCAACTATTACAATCACTTTTACAATACCAAGGGCACACGAAAGCACTTGATTGAATGGCTCCGTCGTAGCAATACGCTAGACAAAAAGACACTTGATCAGTATGTGAAAACTGCTGATCGGCATACGCCAATGACTGCATGTTCATTGGCAATGGCAAATCGGGCAGGTATGCCATTGAAAGATCGGCATATTGAATTCATTCTTGAATGTGTCAATCAAGCTATTGCATTGTCAATAGATGATGACCCTGAAGATGCGCCAGTGCAAGATAAAGTTGCTGTGCCGGTGATGACCATTCAAGAACGATTGAATGAAAAACTCAGTGAATTTATCGGCGAGCTTGAGGGTAGGTTTGACGAAGTGATTTTGAATCAAGCTACCAATGGCAAAGTTTTTGAATTCTTGAAGACTGAGAATGTTCCTGGTGCATTGGTTACCAAGATTCGTAATCATTTTCAGGACCGTAGTGACCAACTGACTGTCATTCAGGCCAGCACTGACCCTGATCATAAGGAATCATATAAGCATTATAAGGCCGCAGATTGGCGCAGGATTCAAACTTGGCTTGCTAGTCTGATGACTGACTGTGATAGCTATGGACAAGTTAAAAAGGCTGTTCGCAAGACCCGTACTCCAAAGTCACTAAGCAAAGACAAGATTGTTGCGAAGCTAAAATATCAAGTTGAGGATAAGGTTCTCAAGTTGGTTAGCATCAAGCCTGTTGAAATCATTGGTGCAACTGAGCTTTGGTGTTATGACACCAAAACAAGGAAGCTTGGACGGTACATTGCGGATAGCCATGCTGGATCATTGAGTGTGAAGGGGACCTCAATCATTGGGTTTGACACAGTAACAAGTGTATCAAAGACCTTGCGTAAGCCAGCCGATCAATTGAAGGCATTCATTAAGGCAACTAAGCCTCAATTGCGAAAATTTATGGAATCAGTTACCACTACTGAAACCAAATTGTCGGGTCGTATCAATGATCAAGTGTTGTTATTGAAAGTAGTCTGACATAGATAGTAGCCAAGTCTTATTGTTGCTAAATATATACAATAGGACTAACAAATATGGCTACTATCAAACCAGACTTAAATCCGATTACCCAAAGCATACAAACGGACAACTTAGGTGGTCCGGGACCCATTGCATTTGATGAATCACTAGTAACTGCGCTACAAGAAAAGCGTAATGAAATTATTGATTACATCAGATTGCGATTGGGTGATGGCATAGTTGATGTTGAGCTTGATCAAGCACATTATGACCTTGCAATCAAGCAAGCATTGATAAAATACAGACAAAAATCTAGTAATTCAGTTGAGGAAAGTTATGCTTTCCTCGACCTAAAACCTGAAGTACAGGAATATATCTTACCAAGAGAAATAGTCACTGTAAGACAAGTGTATAGGCGTGGCATTGGTTCAGTAACGGGTACTAGTGCTAGTCAATTTGAACCATTTGCATCAGGATACTTAAACACTTATATGTTAGTTGCAGGTAGAGTAGGTGGATTGACTAATTATGAGTTGTTCACTGATTATCAAAAACTTGCAATGAAGATGTTTGGTGGATTCATGAATTTTCTATGGAATCCAGTTAGTAAAAAGATAACCTTAATAAGAAAAATCCCAACTTCCGGACATAACTATATTAGACTGGCTGGATTAAGTGCTGCAGGACAAACAGTAGGCAGTGCGATAACAATACAAACACAAGACGCCTGGTCAGTTAATCCTGGTGATAGTATCTACATTGCAAATTGTAAAATTGTTGGGTATAATGGATCATATCAAGTGCAGTCAGTTGATGGGTTACAAACTACTATAGTAGTTCTTGCACATAGTCAATTACAAGCTACTGAGGTAGTAACACATGATTTAAGAAGTACTCAAGTATGGAGTGCATTGAGTGATGTACCTGCAGAAACTGTATTATTACAAATTTACAATTACAAACCTGATTCAATGTTATTGAATGACCATATGGTATACCCATGGTTACAAGATTATGCTTATAGTTTTGCTAAGCGCATTGTTGGAGAAGGTCGAAGTAAATTTGCTTCAGTGCCAGGCCCAAGTGGTGGGACTACATTGAATGGTGATGCATTGAAACAAGAAGCCGTGGCTGAGATGGAACAACTTGAGAATGACCTAAAGAATTATGTTGATGGTGGAATGCCAATGTCTTGGATTACCGGATAATACTTACTTGACATAATTGTCTTATTATGTCATAATGCTAAGTTAGGAGCATTATATGATAGTAGGCATCGCAGGTTTAATCGGTAGTGGGAAAGACACCATCGCTGATT